TAACCATACCTTTTGGTATACGTGGTATCTCGCCTGTCTTCTGGAATACACTCAGCTTTCTGTTGAGGTATGGTACTAGAAACTCTACAGTGAGTAGCCCAAACAATCCGCCGAGCTGTTGTTCTAGTTCCATCTGTGTCATGCGTACCTCTTCAGCTGTGGTTCTTTCTGACTGCCTAACTGACAGAATCAGGAACGCTTCGTTCAACCGCTTCTCGAGTGTCTGCATGTGCTGCAATGCCGTAGCAAAGTCAGCTGTTTTACCGACTTGTATTACACCTATGTCATCGGGTCTACCTTGTACGATAGCTCCGTTGCCAGCTGCTGCTAGCGTCTGTGGTTTTGTAGTACTTGATGGTGATACAGTAAATACAACCTTAGCGGCTGCTGCACTACCTTCTACTATAGCTTGTGACAAAGCCTCGAGAGACTTAAGATCACCTATAAACTGTCCTACTCTACCTCTACCATATGCTTCTCCATCTACTGTATTGAATCGTAGTGGTAGCCATGGTGTAGCATCGACTGGTGCTTTACTGTCTGTGCCGGGTATCTTTTTATTGTCTACTTCTTGATGCCAGATAAATCTATTGTTATCACGTCTGACATGTGTGTAGACATCGACTTCATTGTCAGAGTCTTCGCCATCTACCACATCTTGTTTTGTTGATGGGGTATAGTTAGGTACAAGATCACTGTCGATTCTTTCTTTAGTGATAATTTCAATCACGTTGCCGTTGCCGTCTCGTTCTACAACAAAGCGATTCAGAGGATATAGCTTCAGTCCCTGTTTGCCCATAAAGATAAGAGCATTACCACCTACAACTAGATGCTGTAATGCTTGGTGTATTACTACACGATCATCTGATGCTGCGATAGCATCAAGGATGGTACGTTCTATCTTTGCAAAGGACAGGTCAAGTTCTGATTTTATTTCCGGACCAAACTCTTCACCGAGCTGTGACTCATCTAGCTGTAGCTTGAAGAAGCTAGTCTGGGGTGGGACTAGACTAAGGGAAAGCTTGGAAGCTAGGGCTACTACACCCTTTGCTCCCACACTTTGCCATGGAGTTTTCAGCTGTTTCATACCTTTCTGGTAGTCTTCGTGACCACGTATAAGGTATGGCAAGGTAAGTTTAGTAGCGTCTTCTGCTTCTGTTAGAAACTGGGAACGATCACTGGATAAATTATCATACCTAGATTTTGCTGTCATTGTTATACGTTAATGTTTGTTAGCTTCGCTATTCTATCGCCTGCTCTTGAGAACTGATCTCCAGTGCCACCTCTTCTACGACGTCCACCAAAGAGTCTAACTCTTCTACGTCCTCTAGATCTACCAGCTCGTAGTGTTGGTGACAATGCTTGATCGCCCTGTGGTGTATAACCTACAGAACCTTGTCCACCAAACATATCAGCTAGACTGCTAGTTAGTTGTGTGTTGTATGCCTGATTTTGTATACGTGTTAGATCACCTTGTGGAGCTACTGATTCAATATACTCTTCTGCTGGTGGTGTACCGATAGTTGGTGCTATCTCTGGTTGCATCTGTGTAGCAGCTGCTTGCTGTGCTATTCTAGATGTTCCACCACTGCTACCACGTCTACGATTCATCAGATTATTTTTTCTGAAGTCTGCGTTTTTGATTCGCCTGTCTGCTATCTCTTTGTCAGTTAACTTACGTACTGATGGTATTAAACCTCCGGTCAATGTAGATCCTATGTTACGGATCTGTCTTAACCTGTTCTCTACATTCTTGTTGTCAGTATTTAATCCTCGAGCATAAGCATCACCACTTGCTACTGGTCCGACACCAAATGTCTGTCCATCAGACAATCCTTTAAATGAGTTAGGATTTAGACTCTGTTCATACGCCTTACCTCTAGCCTCTGGTGTTTTGCCATATTTCATACCGTAGTTGGTTATGTTTCTAGCATATGTAGCACCATCTGCAACTGGTCCAAAGCTGACATCTCTTCCTAATGTGTCAGGACTCTTGACACCATAAGATGCTGGGTCTTTAACTTTGAAAGCTGTTGCTTCTTTGTTTATACCAAGGTTAGACACGTTACCTGAGACAGCAAGTTCGTTAATCATCCTCTGAGTTTCAGAGTTTCGATTTAGAATACCATCCAATAAGCTGGGTTTCTCTATCGTCTCTCGCTTACCTTCTCTTGCATCTTGACCTTGTTTTAGAGCATCTTTAGTTTGAAAAGGATTGAATGGATTTATTCTTTTCTTCGGTGCTTCTGCTACCAAGTTTCTATTCTGTATCTTTTGTACAGCTTTCTTGAATGTGGTCGGAGGCTTTCTATTGATTCGTGTCTCCTGTCTCTTGCTTGTAGCTGGCTTTGGTGGTGCTTTGTATACCTTTCTGTTAGGTGCACTCTGTGCTTCTCTTCTCTTCTTAGCTGCTTCTGCTCTCTTATTACTTGTTGGAGTTGGAGCCTTCTTCTTAGGTGCAACTTTCTTAGGTGCACTTGCTCTCCTTGCTTTAGATACAGTGGCTCTTCTGTTGGAAGGTGCTGCTCTTCTTGCGGTTGGAGCCTTCTTCTTAGGTGCAGCCTTTTTAGGTGCAGCTCTTCTTGCTTTAGATACGGTAGCTCTTCTGTTAGATGCTCTCGTAGTTGTTCTAGTATTTCTTCTTCTAGATGGAGCCGACCTCCGTGTCGTCGTTCTCCTTGATCTTGTTCTCGAACTGGTCCGTCTGGATCTGTTCTGTCTGCTTCTTGATCGACGTCCACGACGTCCGCCTCTTCTAGCCATTGTCTTCCTTGTTAATACGTTTGTTGTACCACTCAACGACAGAGCGTTGACCGGCTAAGTACATGACTTCGCCGATGCTCTGCTTTGGATGTGGGTTTACGGGTGGGAAGTTTTCCTCTAGCTCTATCTGTATAGAACCTATGGTTGGACCAATGATGGCCTCAAGCATATTGTGGGAGGTTGGTGTTTGCATGTTCAAAAAATGCTGGCATACGAGCTGCCTTTGTGTCTGAGAATTGTGGGGCTTTGCCCTGATACATTAACTGATCGCTCGCATCCAGCCAAAATTTTTTCGCTAAATATTTATCAGTATGGTTCTCTGCTAAGGGTTGTAGTACCCAATGTATAGTTGCCTTCCGAAGCTTATCCAAAGAAGTGCTAGGAACAAGACCCAGCTCACTGCATACGAGACTATTTGTCGCAACGTGTATTTGTTCATCTCTGGATATATCAGCTGATACTGTTCTGAGAGCAGCGTCA